TCCGCGCTTGTGGACTACGGCGCCGCCGTGAGCTGGGCCCAGATCGAAGAGATCGCCGGCATCACTCCCGACTCATCCGGCCGCAAAAACACCTATGCGTTTCAGGAGGAAACCTTCAGCGTTTTCGCCGGCCTCATTGACTCCGGATTTGAGGCTCAGTCTAACAAAAAGGTGTATGCCTTCACCCTGAAGCACGCGGACATGTTTTCCCCGTCCAAAGGCGGCGGCTGGGCGCAGCTCCGCGGCCTGGACGTGCGGCTTTCACCCGTGGACAACGATCAGCAAAACCTCGTCTGGTATTATGACGACGGCTTCAAGCAGCAGCTCTATTACGGCTGCGTCAAGGAGCACCGCAACCTGTGGTGGCTGCCGCGCAACCTCGGCCCCGACTACAAAGCCCAGCTCACCGCGGAGCGCACGGAGGAACGCCGCCAGGATGACGGCACCTCCAAGCTGGTCTGGATCGTCGAAGGCGCTGAGGGAAACCACCTGGGCGACACCGAAAAGATGCACGAGGTTTTGCGCGACACCATCGAAGCCAGGCTCGAAGTCGTGCGCACCGAATGGCGCCAGCTCCACCCGGAAACCAACGCCGAAGACGAGCTTGACGAAGACGGGTGAACCACGCAGTTTTGACACGGGTTCGCTCCCTGTTATCCGTCTCTGCCGCCGGCCAGCTCTGCGCGAGCAACTGGCCGAGCGTCAGGGCGGGAGCGGCGCCCCGGACACATGTGTCCGCAGTCCGCGCCTCCGGTTTGACAGCCGCCCCGCCGCATGACTGTTGAGGAGCTGAAGAACGTCTTGCTGACCGAGATCGAGGCCGATGGCCATGCCGACTTTGTCACAGCGCTCATCACCGACGCGCGCGCCGCCATCCGGGCCGGCCGTGGCGCCATCGTGGGCGCGCTGACCTCATCCAGCGTGAATGGCAAGAGCTTCACCCGCGGCCAAGACTTTTCCCCGGTTCAGGTTCTCCAGGCCGCCCGCGCCGCGCTGGAGGCCTGGACTGAAACGGACCAGCATGTCTCCGCCACCTGCGGCGACTTCCGCTCGCTGAACTACTGAGCCGATGCCAGTCCTACCTGCCAGCATTCGCGGCCGCCCCCGCCGTCCCGGCCCCGCCCGCGCCAGCGCCAGCGTGGAAAGCTCAGGCTCCACGGGCAGCGGCTCCGGTGTCGGGTCCTACAAATCGTCCCAGGACTCACCCGCGCGCAGCTCCGTCCTGGCCTTTCCGACGAACTCGCGCCGCGAACTGACCCCGCTGACCCGGCGGGAAATCATTCGCAAGTCCCGCGCCCTCGAAGGCAATTGCCCGAAGCTCACCCGCATCATCCGCAAGTTTGCCCGCCACGCCGTCGGCAACGGCATCCACTTCCGCTTCCTCACTCCCGATCGCGCTTGGAACGACGAAGCCCGCCGCCTGGTCGAGGAGTGGTGGAATAATCCTTCCGTCTATTCCACCTGCGGCACCATCGACGGCTGGGAAGCGAAGCGGCTCGCCGTGGAGCACATCTTGTTAGACGGTGAATTCAACGCGATCATGGCCGAATCCCCCGGCGGCTGGCCCATGCTGCAAACGCTCGACGTTTTCGAAATCGAGACTCCCCTTGGTTCCGGCGTGGATCCCACTTGGGACGATGGCGTCAAGATCAGCTCCGGACTTGAGCGGCCGCTCACCTACTCCGTGCGCTCCCTGCCGCGCGGCAACCTTCCCGCGCCGCGGTACACCCAGGTCCCCGCCGGCGCCATGATCCACCTGTTCCGCCGCCGCCGCGCTCGTGGCCACCGCGGCCTCCCCGCCGGCTACAGCGGCCTGAACATGGGACTGGACGCCCTCGACCTGGAGGCGCTCATCACCGGCACCGCCAAGCTGCATTCCGGCCTGGCCGTCCAAGTCAAGCGCACTGGAAAACTGAACAAATCCGGCGCCGTGGGCAAAATCCAAAACGGCGGCAACGCCACCAATGACATGGATGTCGCCGCCCTCGAAAAGGTGTACGGCAGCATGATCAACTACGTCGGTGAAAACGGCGAGATCGATCTCAAGAGCAGCTCGCACCCCACCGTGAACCAGATGGAGTTCATGCTCATGCTTTTCGGCGAAATGGCCGATGGCTTTGATCTCCCGAAATCCGTCATGTTTGGCATGGCCGATGTGGGCGGAGCCGGCGCGCGCTTCGAGGTGGACGATGCGCAAAGCTCCTTCGACCAGCTTTACGACATGATCGTCTGGCGCTTCGTCCGCCGGGAAATCATCTGGTTTATCGCCAAGCAAATCAAGTCCGGCCGCCTGGCGCAGCCGCGCGATCCCTACTGGTATTCGCACATCGTCTTCCGCGGCCCGCGCAAGCTCACGGCGGACATCAAAGGCATGGCCCAGAGCTTCAAAATTTTGGCCCGCAACGGCGCGCTGTCCATCCCCCGCTGGATGGAGGAACAAGGCCTGGACGCCTACGAAGAGGCGCGCGACAACTTTGAGTACCTCCGCTTCTTGAAGCAAATGTACCAGGAGGGCGAAGTCCCCGTGGAGTGGGTGTACGAAAGCACCCCTGGCGCCGCCGCGGCCACTGCCCCGGAACCAGCGGAGCCAGATGACCCCGCGCCGCCTCGGAATAACAAATGATTTGAAACCGCCACCCAGCGCATGCGTTTCCCTCACTTATTCCACAAGCTGTTCTGCCAGCCGCTCATGCTGCACGCGCCCGTGCGCCAAAGCTTTGAGTCGCAGCTTCTGGCGCGCATCAATGGCGAGACAACGGCCGTGCCCGTCGTCCTGGCCGATGCCGCCGCGCCCCCGCGCAATCGCGTGACGCAAATCTACGAGACCGCTGGCAGCGTGGCCGTGGTGCACATCGACGGCGTCATCGACAAGCGCGTGTCGGATTTCGACATGGACTGTTACGGCGGCTGCGACCTGGCCGATGTGGACGAAGCTCTAGCTCTCGCCGGCGCGGACCCGCGCATCGACACGCTGGTCGTCGATATCCACAGCCCCGGCGGCTCCGTGATCGGCGTGCACGAAACCTACACCCGCATTGGCGAAATCGCCACGCGCAAGGAAGTGCATGCCTTCGTCAATGTCATGGCCTGCAGCGCCGGCTATTACATCGCCAGCGCCGCTGATCACATCGCCGCCGCGCCGAGTGCCATCGTGGGCAGCATCGGCGTCTATCTCGCCCTGCTCGACGCGTCCCGCTGGTACGAAAAAGAGGGGCTGAAGGTCGAAGCCATCACAGCCGGCAAATGGAAAACCACCGGCGCGGACTGGAAGCCGCTGAGCGACGAAGAGCGCGCCATGCTGCAGACCCGGGTCGATGCGCTTTTCACGCAGTTTCGCGCCGCCGTCACCGCGAACCGCGAAGTCGCCGAATCCACCATGGAAGGCCAGTGGCTCGACGCGGCCGCCGGCGCTGACCTTGGTCTGGTGGACGAACTCACCGGCGCCACTCTGGACGAGTATGTGAAGAGCTTGCTCACACGATGACCGATTGACATGCCGGCCGCTGCGAATCGCAGCCGTCGCCATGCTCCACAACTCTCGAATCGCCGTCCTTGAAGCCCAGGTCACCGATCTGACCGGCCAAGTCACCACGCTACAATCGCAGCTTGCCGAAGTCACCCAGGGCCGCGATGCGGCGCAAACGCAGCTCGCGCAGGCAAACGCCAGCCTGGAGACTCTCCGCGCCGATCTCGCGGCCGCCCAGACCGCGCGCCAGGCCGCTGAGGCCACCGCCGCCACCGCGCAGGCCAGCATCACCGAGCAGGTCACTGCCCGCCTGGCCGCCGCCGGCGTCGATCCCGTGGATCACGATCCCGCCGCCAAAACGGAGAACCCGAATCCGCATGCTGGCCTGAGCGGTCTGGCCAAGGCTCGCGCCCTCCTGCAGGAAAAGCAGCCCAAGAAGTGACACCGCGCGCAGCGCATCGCTCCACTCGCAATTTTCACGCCCGCCTAACATGAAGAATAGCCGCCTCGTTCTCCGCTTTGCCGCACTGGCCATCCTGGCCTTTCTGCTTCTGCCACTGTTGGTGGCGGCGGCCTCCGTTGCTCCCCCGCTCGCATCGCCTCAGGGCGTTGGTTACCTGCTGTGCATCGGCGCGACTCTGTCGTTCCTGGACCTGGCCAAAGCCAACTCCAACGACATCGTCGGTGGCCTCATCGAGGAAGTGCAGGCCGAAGTCCCGGAACTCGCCGTCTTCGACTCCGAGGACTTGATGGAGCCGGGCCAGCTTTCTTACGAGACGCTTCACCGCACCGCGCTGCCAACCGTGTCCTTCGCCGCCGCCGGTCAGGGCTTCACCGCCACGAAGAGCGAGATCAAGCTTGTCACTCACGAGTGCTTCCGCTTCGGCGGCCGCGTGGAGTGTCCGCGCCACATCGCCGACAACTGGCGCCGTGGCGGAGCCGCCGGCTACCAGGCTTTCGAGGCCATGGGCGTCATGAAGGCCGCCATGAAGCTCATTGGAAAACAAATCTTTTACGGCGTCTCCAACGATGGCTTGGGTTTCCCCGGCCTCAAGGCCTTCACCCCGTTTGGCGGCGCCTACACCTACAACGCGGCTGGCACGACCGCTGGCGCGGCTTCGTCCGTTTATTACGTCAAGTTTGGCGAACAATATGTTAGGCTGATGGCTGGCCGCGCCCGCAACGCCGCCGGCATCTTTGACCTTCCGGATTTCCGCATCGGCGACATGACGGACGCGGACTCGAAGAAAATGGAAGCTTACATTTCCGAGCTTTCGTCCTTCCTTGGCCTCCAGATCGCGGCTGAAGCCTCCGTGGTCCGCATCTGCAACCTCACTGCGGAAGCCAGCAAGACGGTCTCCGACGCCATGCTAAATAACGGCAAGAACCTCTTTCCCGCCGGCTGGGTGCCGGATGTCTGCTTCATGAGCCGCCGCTCCCGCACGCAGCTTCAGACCTCCCGCACCGTTACTCTTTACGGCACCGGCAACCAGCGCCCCACCGTTGGCAACATCGCCCCGATCCCCACCACGGACGCGGACGGCGTGCCAATCGTCGCCACGGATTCGATTCTGAACACGGACACGATCGAAGCCTGATCCTCGGCCTAACCAAAATTCGTTCCACGTAGAACCCACACGTCATGAATCGCTCCTTCAAAGATCGCTCTCTGCGCGAGAGCGTCGCCCTGCCGAACGCCGCCAACACGGTCAACACGAACTCGATTGATCTGGGCGTCGTGACGGCTTTCCCCGTCACGGAAAAGTTCGGCGTGCGCCTTTCCACCACCGCTGGCACCGGCGCGAACAACAAGAACATCACGATCACCCTCCAGGCCTCGAATGAAGCCGCCGCGAACTTCACCAACATCGGCGAACTCGGCGCTCTCGTGATCAATGAGGAATCCACGTCCTACCCGGCCACGAACCGCGAGGTGACCCTGCCGCCCTCGCTGAATAAGCGCTACATCCGCGCGCAGGCCGCCGGCGAAGCCAACGGCGGCGACGCCTCCTCCGGCGCGCTCACCGTGGAACTACTTTTCTGACCAATTGTTCGGGCGGGGTATTTGTTGTCGGGTGTCTTGGGAAAAGCCGCGGTCTTTCAGGCCGCGGCTTTTTTTCTCCCCGCGTGACTGCGCCGGCCAAAGGGTGAAGCTCTTCCTCGCTCTCCCCGTCTATGGCGGTTACGATCCGCACTTCGTCAGTTGCCTTCTACAGATCGTTCTCGCGCCGCCCTGCTCACTCGTCGTCCGTGCCCACATCGGCGACAGCCTGGTCGCCCGGGCCCGCAATTGCCTGGCCGCTGATTTCCTCGCCACCGACTGCGATCGGCTTTTGTTCCTCGACACCGACCTGATTTTTTCAGTCGAACAAATCGCTCGGCTGATCCAGCACGATGAAGACATCGTGGCCGGCCTGTATCCGAAAAAGCAGCGCCAGCTCGCCTGGGTGTGCAACACGCTGCCGGATCAGCAGCCGGACGCGCGCGGCCTCCAGCGCGTGAAGTACGCTGGCACCGGCTGCCTGCTGATCAAGCGCGGCGTCTTCGAAAGCATGGTCGAAGAACTCGACCCGCTCATCGGTTACGACCCTGATGATGGCGATGCGCGCAAAGGGCACCTGTGGGACTTCTTTGGCGTCGGTCCCCACACCGGCCCGGACGGCCGCACTCGCTACCTGTCCGAGGACTGGATGTTCTGCCAGCGCGCCACTGACCTGGGCTGCACGATCTGGGCTGACACTCGGGTCGTCCTCAAGCACGTGGGCCAAATGGTGTACCCACTGGAAAACCCGTTTGACGATCTGCCCTAGCGCTCCCAGCACACGCTGCACTTGCCGCCCAGCACGGAGCAGTGCTTGCACGCGCTGCAGTCTTTGCAGGCGCGGCAATGCTCAGCGTATGGCTCACAGCAGCGCACCCGTTTTTGGAACACGGGGCGCGGCGTGGCCACGGGCTTGTTTGCGTGCACGATTTCTTCATTGCCGCACAGCAGCGCCGCCAGGATAACCAGGCCGGTATTCATGCCGCCAGTCTGGCCAAATTTACGATTTTGACAAGCCCGCCGCGGCATCATGACTCAGGACGAAATCGCGGAACTGGTGACCGAAGGCTCAACCCTCCGCGCCGAGATCGAAGTCTCCAACGCCAGGCTGAAGGAGATCAACGCGGCTCTGATCGCGCAAGGGTCCGGCAAATACGCGGACCCGGACGGCAACGAAGCCAACGTCATCATTCCCGGCCCAGGCGTGAAGCCCACGCAGGAAGATATCGACGAAGTCCGCCAGATCACGGGTGACGACCTTTTCAAGAAGCTGTTCGAGCGCGTCGTCAGCTTCAAGGCCGTGAAGTCTTTCGCGGAGGTCGCCAAGGCTCTCCTAACCCCGGCGAAGCTCCGCAGAGTCACCGAACTGGTGACGAAGGAAAGCACGCCCTACGTGAAGTGGAAGTAACCTCATGGGCGCCTTCGATGACTTCACCGTGGCGGCCCTTGCCGATGCCGAAGCCGCCTTCGGCAGCCAAGCCTTCACGCTGGACGGCGCCACTTACACCGGGATCCTGAATGAATTTCAGGGCGAGGAAGCCGCCGAAATCGGCGGCATGCTTGGCAGCTACAACGCGACTTTGGTCTGTCAGAAACCCCAGTTCAGCGCGCTGACCCGGCCATTGCAAAAGACCTTGTTAGGCAAGGTGCTCACCATCGACGGCTTGCAATACGTCGCTCATTCGGTCGGGGTGGACGGCGCCAGCGTCACCTTCGGCCTGCTCTACGCACGATGATCGTCGCGAATGTCGATGTCGGCCGCCTGGCCGCGGTGATCCGCCGGTTCCCTCCGGGCATCGTCCAAAGCATGGACGCAATCATCGACCAGAATGCCCTTCTACTCATGAGCAGCTCCGGGAACGTGCCTGGCCTGGTCCAGGTCACTCCGCCTTTTCACGGCGGCGTTCGCGGCACCGCGGCCAAGCGCGCCGGCGAAGGCGCTGTGGAGAGCGACATCCGCTCCGTCTATGCGCAACCCGGCCGCATCTATGAGCTGATCAAAAGCTATGATGGCGAGAGGGCCGCGAACGGTTGGTGGTGGCTGCTCAAAAACGATCCCACGAAAGCGCGCCGCTATCTCGAACTCGAAGCTCCCAGCCGCTTGCGCGGCTTGCAGATCGGCTTCGATGGCGGCGCCGTTCACCGCGCGAATCGCAACCGCCGGACGGGCCGAGTGCGCGGTGGGCCTTACGGCCTTATTCTCGACCAAAGAAACACCGGCCTAAACCGCTACATTCGCGAAAGGAAAAAGCGCGTTGGTCTCCTCGCCAGCGGCTGGGTCAGCGATGCCGGCAAGCTCGGCCAGGTTCGCGGCGTGCCCGCCTGGGTTGCCCGCCACAGCGCCAATCTTGGCGAAGTGCGCCGCATCCGCCGCGGCGGTGCCTACCTCGTGCGGATCGAAAATACTGCCCGCTACGCGGAGTCTGATTCCAAGCGCCGCGCCCAGTCCGTGCTCCGCTACCGAGTCAGCGCCCTGAATCGCCAACTCCCCTACCTGGCCCGGAAATACGAACGCCAGCTCGCAGGCATGCTCGCCGCCGCATGACACCAGCGCCCGGCGCATGGCCATCATCAACACGGAGACCAGGCTCACGCAGATTTTGGCGGACTTCGTCAGCACTCGCCGCGCCGATCTCAGCCTTCCGGTTGCCGACTTGCTGCCCTTTGTCGTCGGACCGAACGACGCGGAGATCGTCCTGCCCCGCGTGTTTTTTGTGGCGGCGAAATTTGAGTCCCCGCACCCCCGCCGCATCACACTCACCGTGACCGTGGAGCTCCAAACCTCCACCCAGACGCAAGCTTTGGCCGATGAACACATCTGGGCCGCCGGCCTTCGCCATGCGCTGGCGGACAAAGTGCGGCTGCAGACCTACCTGCAAAGCTTGTCTCAAGCCAACCGCACCGGCTGGCGGCTGCGCAAATATCGCGTCATCGACGGCGCCATGGCCGTCGATGACAAACGCGGCATCCGCGGGCGCCGCACGGATGTCGAGATGCACGTCCGCAGCGACGAAATGGCTCCGACCTGATCGGCAAAATTGACACTCGCGCCCTCGCGATGAAGCGCCTCCTTTCCCTGCTGACCGGCTGTGCCGCCCTCGCTCTGTTCGCATGCGCGCCAGCGCTTGCGACTGACCTCACCATCACGGCCGCAAACGTGGTGCCGTCTTCCTCGGCCCTCATCAAGGAGGCGACCGCCGGAGCAACCATCGCGGCGGGCCAGCTCGTTTACCTCGACACCGCGGACCTCGACGCGCGCGGCATCGGCAAAGCCAAGCTCACTGACTGCGACAGCGCGACGGCCCTGATCCGCACCTGCGCCGGCATGGCCATCAACAGCGCCAGCTCCGGCCAGCGCGTGAACTACGTCGAGTTCGACCCCGCTCTGACCATCGGCGGCAGCCAGACGGCAAACACGATCTTGATTGCGTCTCCCACAGCCGGCGGAGTTGCCCCTGCCGCTGATCTCAGCACGGGTGAATACCTGCTTGTCCTGGGCGTGGTGAAAACCACCACGGTTATCTATTTCCGCGCCCCCGGCCTCGCGTCCGGAGTCGCTCAATAACCGGCCCGCAAGAACAGCCTAACTAAATTTTATCATGGCCGCTCCCACTGCTGAAAACATCCACGGCACCGCCGATTCCACGCACGATATCCAGGATGAAACCAGCCTGGACGTGTCCGAATTCAAGGCCAAGTACACCCGGGAGAAGCGAGAGCGGAAGAACAACTTCGGCAACACGCGGCGGATCGAATATTTCAACCCGATGCTGGTTATGAGCTTCACGGCTTTCGTCACTGGCTCGACCAGCTTGGCCGTCGCCCACCCAGGCACGCGCGTGACGGCGCTCACCAATTTTGCCGCCGAACGCCGCGGCATGGATCCTGCCCAAGGCAGCATGATCTTTGAAGACCCGGAAGATTCCTGGTCCCTCGAAGAAGACGTGAAGACTAGCTTCACCGTCATGCACGCGCCATTCGTGATCCCCGCCGCCTAATTCCAAGGCGGCGCCGACCAGCATGAAGAGCACGCAGCCGCAACTGGCATCCTGGGCCCGCACGACCAGCCCGGACATCGCCGCGGCGTGTTCGGTGCTCGGCATTCCGATCCAGGTTGACCAGACCATCGACGCGAAAACCGGGCGCGGTTGGAAGACCATTCTGTTAGGCCTGGAGTCCGTGCCTAGCGAGGCCATCGGCGGAAAGATCGTCGAAGGCGCTCCCGATCCGACTCCGAATTTTCGCACGCAGTCGATCCTCGGCCTGATCCGCAAGGGCGAACTCCAAAAGTCGGATCCTCATCATCCCGCCTTGGACGTGCTGCGCGCCTGCGCCGCGGCTGACTGCCTCCAGGAAGCCTGCCGATCGGGCATGAGATATCGCCTGGCGCGCGTCTCCGGGGTCCAGCGCTTCCGCTTCGTGCCAGGGGAGGAACCCCAGACGATCAAAGCGGCGCAAGCCATCTGGCGCACGCGCGATCTCAAACTGGCAGCCTGCATGTCGGTGCTCGGAGTCCCGTTGACCCGCATCGATGCGGAGGGGAAAAATCACGCCTTTCTTTTTTCCATGCTGGCTTATCAACTCGCGCCGGACGTGCCCGCCATTGTCCCGTCCGATCTGGCGCTTGCCCTCCGCGCTGGCTCCCTACATGAGCAGCATCCGCTGCTGTGGATGATGCAGGGCCTCAAGAATCGCGATGCCATTTTGGATTTCATCAACGGCCAACGGCGCATGGTCATGATCCGGGCCGAGGGCACGGGCCGCGCGTCACTCGTCCCGGAGGATGCCAGCTCGCGCACGCTGGATCGCGTCCGCCAGCATCTGCGCATCATCTGATTTTCGCCCATGGAACCAAACTACGAGCTTCCCGAGCCGCCAAGCATCACCGAAGATATCGGCGCCGAATCAGCCGGCACCTCCACGCAAGCCGTCGCGCCGATCCTGAAGGATGACCCTCAGGATGAAATCGACCTCGGTCGCCGCGAGAGCGAGGTCAACCAGGCCTGGGGCTGCAAGCTGTGGCACTGGAAAGAGAAGCAACTTGCCCCTTTCGCCATCGACCGCGAAGGCGACTGGCTGCGTCACCGCGAGCTGCTGAACGAGGTGCCTTTGGCCGAAATCATCGGCAAGCCCCAGCTCATGCTCAACGATGCGCTGCGCGTCCTTTGGTTCCTCGCTCACGAACCCGTGGAGTGGCTCAACATTCCATCCATGCGTTACGATGGCGAGGAAGCCGGCTGGCATCGCCTGTCCGCATTTGATCGCGCTTACCTGCTCGAGCTGAAGATCCGAGAATGGTCCGCCGCCAATGTGCGCCGCGAAGAGGGCGCTTTGGCCGTGCAGGTCTTTTACGAGATATACAGTTCCGCGCATGAAACCCGCGCCGTGGCCAAACCGGGCGAACGCCATGACTCCGCGCGCTCAAAAAACTAGCCTGGCCCGCCGCCGCGGCTCAATACGTGAGCACGGTAGCGCGGGCCTGTCCCGGCCTAACCGAAGATTGCATTCGGTATCAGCTCCCGCAGGAACGCGGCTGGAGTTACGTCCACGTCCACCAGATCGAGCACGGCGGCGACATGCGCTGGCCGCAAGCCCAACAGAACCGGGAAAGCCGGGCCTTCGACCGGCTGTGCGCCTGGCTCAGAAACTTGACTCGCAAGCCGTAGCACCATGGCCGCATCCGTAGAACTGGGCTGGGACAACAGCCGCCTCCGGGCTGGCGCCGCGGAGGCCGAAAACCGCGTGCGCCGCGCGGCCGGCGCGATGGAGAGCGCCCTGCGCAAGATCGATGTCGGCAGCCTGGTTGGAGGATTCGTTCTCGGAGCTGGCCTGAGTGCCGGCATCAGCCAGCTCACGCAGCTCGGCAAGCGCGGCTTCGAGTTCAATCAGTCGATGAAAGACAGTGAGGTCGCCATTGCGAACGTCATTCGCAAGTTCCAGGGCCTCAGCGGGGAAGCCGCCAAGCGTGAAGCCAGCAAAGCCATGGAGGCTATCGTTGCCATGGAGCCGCGCAGCGCGGCCACGCTGCAAGGCCTGACTGAAGGTTTCCTTGCCACCTTCGCCGCGAGTCAGTCCGCCGGACTCAGCATCGAACAAAACGTGGATCTCGTCGGCCGCCTGGCTAACGCCGTGGCCAATGCCAACCTCCCGGCGGAGCAGCTCGTCCAAGAGCTACAGTCCATCGTCTCCGGGAACATCACCAGTGATTCCGCCCTGGCTCGGCTGTTGCTGATCAAGAACGCCGATATCGAGCGCGCGAAACAAGCCGGTAATCTGTACGAATTTCTTGTTAAGCGTGTCGGCGCTCTGGGCGAGGCGGGAGACACCGCCGGCGTCGCATTTTCGACCCTTTCTTCGGCGCTCGACAAAGCCGCTGGAAACCTCACCGCCGGCCTGTTTGACGATGTCGTTGACGGCGCGAAAGCCCTCTCGGTCATCCTGGAGGAAAACGTCCAGCTAACCAAGGATTTAGGCGGCCTGTTCAGTAGGCTCGGAGACGCCGGCGTCTTCTCGCTCGACATACTGGGTGCGTCGTTGGATGCTCTTTCGGGGCGCGCCGAATTCGGGAACAGCCTGTTCAACCGGCAGATCGGGCGCACGGCTCAGAAGGAGCTAGCCAAGAAAAACTCGAGCGCGGCCACCGAGGTGGACAAAGGCTCCGCCGTGGACGCCAAGGCCCAGGCCGCCCAGCAACAGCAGGATTACGCGCTGGCCGCCGCCCAATACGAGCTGGAGATTCTGCAGCTTCAAGCCGCCGGGCAAGAGAAGAAAGCGGCCGCTCTTG